CATCTGCACCGCGAAGGTTGTAGTCATTTAAGAACTCAACAGCATACACACCTTCATCCGAAAGGAAAAACATAGCATTGCCTTTCATGACAACGCTTTTCTTAGCTAAGCACCCGACTTCAGTAGTCAGCGCAGTCACACGGGTGTCATTTAAGCTCCCAGTAGTGCCGCTAATAAGGTGCAAGCTATTGCGATTAAGGACAACTAGCTTGTCATCGTAAAACCCTTGCATTGCCACAACGTAATCTGCTGTACCACCAGTAATTCGGAACTGATTGGCAATCTGATCAAACGTATGGCTATCTAAAATATCCGATACAGCAATCTCATCTGTGATGTTTCGATTGGTATAGGTAGGAGAACTAAATGTTCCAGCAGGCTGATAGTAGAACGGAACCCACAATCTACGTTGAAAGTAAACTCCCCATGGCGGAGCTGGTTGATGGATAAACCCGACACCTACACTAAACCTGCCCCCAAACTCAACTTGCAATCCACCACCAAGGGTAGCTAAATCGCTAACTGGAGCAATAAAAGAAATGTTTGTGGTAGTTGCACTAAGCACCTCAAAGGATTTGCCAGAGATGGCACTGAACTCAGGAACAGTAGTCTCGTAGATAACAATAGTATCTCCAGCGACAATCGTCGTATTGCCTGTGACTGTTAAGCTGACAACACCTCCAGATACAGAGCCGTCATTCCCAACTGTGGTAAAGATTTGTGGTTGCGTATAAGTGCCTCCTGGCACAAGCGTGAATCCAGCTTTCAACACACCAGCAGTAACACCAAATGTCACCGTCTGCGAGGTTGTAAAGGTATAGGTAAAGACATCTTTGTCTGTCACCGCTAACACGGTAAACGGGCCATTGGCAGGAGTGCCACCAGTAAGACCACTGACTACGATGCTATCACCGACAGTTAATCCGTGGTCTTTCACACGCATTGTCACAGTAGTCGTTCCAGCTTGACTTGCGCTTTCAATCTGCCGACCATTAGGGAACCACTCAAATGCTTGGAATCCATCACGGAACAAAAACACGCGATCAAACGCTTGTATCATTTCTGTATCCTCGGTTAAGGACTGACCTTCTGGATACTCAATATCCTGCGTAGTGTAGCCATCTAGATCCACCAAGATTGCTTTCGTATCCAATGCCAGCACGATGCTTTCTGAATTGCCCGTGTTTGGATCACTAAACAAGCAAGATGCTCGGACGTTGACGTTAGCAGCATCGTTAATCGGAGTTGTGGACAATGTGCCAGTCTGGTCGCTGATGGATGTTAATCCAGCTACGGAATACGTCAGCGTATCAACACTAGCTACGGTCAACGTAAAGTCACCGTTCATCTCAACATTGCCGACAAGTCCAGTAATCCTTCCTAGTGCCGTGCCAGTCAACCCGTGACCTGTAATCGTAATCGTAACCACACCAGCAGTTACACTAGCGGCAGTGATGCTTTTAGCTGAATCAATCAGAAAGAACGGCAACTGTAACGGACTGCCACCACTGGTTAATGATCCTGTCCTAGCTAGGATTCCCCTGCGTGGCTTCCAGTATCCTTCCATCCTGCCATTCAACGACTCACGCACCTCACCAACTTCTAGCTGGTTCAACTGCAATCGCTGATTCACACTCAGAAACCCACCATCCCCATCTGAGGATTGGGCTTCGTCCATCGCACTGCCACTCTGTGCAAACTGACTCATTATGCGTAATAGGCAATTACAGAGCCGCTAGTAAGTGAAATCGCAGAAAATTTACCACCAATTCCAATACCAGCAGGGACAGTAACACCAACAATGTCTTCTATTGATAAGATGTTAGCAGATCCAATATCGCTAAACACTGTGTCTGTAATAACTTGAATCCAACGGAAATCGCCAGCAACAACACCAGATGAAGAGTTGATATATTTGCCTCCACCTTGTCCTTGTAAATCGTAGCTAATAGGGCTGCTCATGCGCGTGTTTTATCATTTTGTGAGGATTTGTCAAGTAGCCATTTAGGCATTTTTTCGGAGGGTTCGCACTTTAGGCATTTTTTCGGAGGGTGGGGAATCAATAGCTATACCCGCAGCCACCGCGCGCGCGACCCCCTCCCCCCTGTTCATCCGCACACTACTCACCCGCACACCACGCTGTTCATCCGAACACTACTCACCTGAACACTACTCACCTGAACATTACTCACACGAACACTACTCATCCGCACGCCTAGTAAATCAAACGCTTGTATAAATCACTCGCTTGATCCGCACCGCAGCCCGAGCACGGCCCGAGCACAGCGCCGCTGAAACGTCCGTATGAATCACTCGCTTGCATTGCCGTAACGTCCATCTGAAACGTCCGTATGAATCACCCGCTCAACATGTCAGCCGCCACACTTAAACACTCGCTTGAAACACCCGCTTGCATTGCCACAGCACTCCAATAAAACACTCGTTTGAATAGCTGGCACGCTGTCCAGGTATCGCCGCAACATCCTCTCAAATCTAACGAGAAAATTATTTGCTTGACATGTTTCGGGAAAGCTGTGTAAAATCAGTACATCAAAGGCTAGTTGCTAATGCACTGATGACATCCGTTGCTTGCTTGCGATGATGAGCGGTTGTTGATGATTATTTTTAGAGTGGATGAATAGGTTTCTGAGACTCTCTCTCTTGCTCTCTCTCGCTTGATTGTCTCTCTTGAATCTCTCCTTGATTCCCTGCCAATCATCGCTGAAATTGATTGTTTGCTCTCTGTTCTCCTTGCTTATTGCTGGCAATGCTGAAAAAATCTTCTGTGATAAACCCTTGAGAATCAACATAAAACAAGAAAAGTGAAAATAATTGTTAAAATGTTGTAGACAATGCCGCGGGATTTGTTAAGTTTGCCCCGCCGCGATGAACACAGCGGCACACACAACACAAAACATACTTGAATATGAACACACTTAAACTTGCTGGCATTGAATTCGAGCCTGCTGAAATTGCGGCAGCTGTAAATGATGGAAAAACATTTCTCGCCAAGGGTAGAACGCTTTACACTCTTTGCCACTCGCAAGGAGTATATTATGCTAGACCCGTCTACAAAGAACGAGGAACACTGCCGCTGGTATCTCGTGGACGCTTTGTCCTACTCACTGCCGCAGCTGCCAACAAATTGATTGGCTTCGAGCTTTGCCTTGCATAATTTCCAACACTCAACACGACACAACATGAGAAAGCAAGCCAAATCACAACTGCCAGTCATTCGCGAAATCGAGATCAACACCGCCGAGCTTTGGTTGTCCACTGGAGCCGTCCGCATTACTGACATCGGAGAGGAAAATACTTACTATGAAAACGAATTCGGTCATTTATTTTTCTGTAAGAATTATCCAACGTATGAAGATCAAGTAGCTTTTGAGCGGTCACAAGTAAGCCACTGACGAGTTCCAGGCACGGAACGAAACCCGAAAGGGTCTGGCAATGCCAATAGAACAATATGAACACAATCACTACTCAAAAAGCAATTCGCGCCCAATTTTGGGCATCTCATCCCGCGCTAGAAAACCACGCTCGCAAATGGGGTATCAAAACAGCCCCGCAAAACAGACACAATACAGACACCCGCACGGCTTTTTGCGACTATGTCGATTTCCTTGCCAAGTCTGGCATGATCTCCGAAAAACTAGCATCGCGCGCTACCTTGTAAAACAACACAACACAACACAGCACAACACAACACTATGCAACCTGTCTGCACTTTAGTCCGCCGCCCTATCCGCCGCAATCCATGCCGTAAATGGCTCACTATCACCGCCGAAATCCTCGGGGGAGTCCTCACGATTGCTCTACTTGTAACACTCACCCTCCTATCCTTAGCACTATGACCACATTCGCAGCACTATCCCAGCGCATCCGCGCCGCCGTATCCACAGCCGATCTCAAAGCATTAGAAAAGCGATGCGACAGGCACTATACGGCAGGCACTATCACACCGAGCGAGCTTTCCCGCTTGGATGGGCTAATTATGGAACGAATTGCACTACTGAACCAATAAAACACAACACAACACAAATAAGGCTATGATAACAATAACACAGAAAGATTACACAATCCTGCAGGAAATCGCCGAAAAAATTAATTCTGAAATCAAAGCTTACAATGAGGCTCATGATGTCGTCCACCAAGTCATTTCCGTCAGCGTAAGCCAGGACGATGATTTCATTGATCATTATGCGTATTTTGACATCGAAACATTCAAAACCCACAGCTCGGATGAAGAATCATACGTCCATGATGCCATACGAGGCATTGCCAGACAACTTACCGATGCACTTATCACTGACACGATCGTAAGTTCTGGAGATGGGAACTTCACGGCGGTCTATAAGCTCATATAACCCACTATCACGGAAGCCATGAATGAAATCATAATTGACGAGCTTTATATCGCTCTCAGCGTATTGGAGCAGCGAGAAATTGACCTTGCCATGCTAGGCAGGGTAGAGCATAGAAACGCCGTGAGACTGGCAATGCTGCCGATCAAACGAGAAATTAACAAGCTTGAGAATAGAGAAATTTACCCTGAAGCAAGCCACTGATGAGCCTCTAGGCATGAGGCGAAACTCCCGCACGGGAGTCTGGCACAAGCCAACTAAAATACATGATATTATACCAGAAAACAGAAGACCCCCTCGTCATCCTAACCGACAGCAAAACAAAAGATGTGCAGACTAAAAAACTAGTCGGCACATATTACAAGATCATCCCTCCCGCAAATGATCGCGTAAATTTTGTTCTGACATGCTCAGAAATGCACGTTGACCGATTCGCTTCGGCGATTGACTCCACTATGATCATTTCCGACAACCTGCGCAAACAACTAGTTTCCCTTTTCTCATGCTGATCGACAACAAAAGCGCGTTAATCCAATCCGTTGCTGATGTCCTCGGGGTGACTCCCGAGGCTATCACTGGCAAGCGCAAACGGTTCTCCGAGGCTCTCGCTAGGCAAATCGTGATGACGTTATGGAGTGAGGCACACTCGCTCC